TTTAAAAGTTATTTAACTTATTACAGTTTTATAAATGTATAATTAATTATTTAATTTTGAAAACACTATTAATAATATTATAACTATTTAATAAAATAATTATAATAAATATATGAAAATTTTGAGTATTGATGTTGGAATGAAGAATTTAGCATTTTGTTTATTTAATGTTACAAATTCAAAAAACTTTCTAGTAAGTAAATGGGATGTTGTTGATATTTGTCAAGAAAAACAACGTTTTTGTTGTCATATCGAAAAAGGAATAAAATGTAAATCTATCGCAAAATTTTATAAAAGTGATAACTGTTACTGCAAAAAACATTGTAATAAAAAAGAACTCAAAATTCCTCCAAATACACATGATATAAATAAAATTAAAAAACTTAAAATTAAAGAGATAATTAAATTTGCAGATGATAATGAAATAGAATATACAAAACCACATACAAAAGAGAATATAATGAAACACATTGAAGAATATATTACTGCAAATTATTTCACACCAATTAAACCAATTAAAACAGAAGACGTTGATTTAATTACTTTAGGACAAAATTTAAAAACTGTATTTGATTCTATTTTCGCAGGTGATTTTGTTGATTTAGATAAAGTTATTATTGAAAACCAAATAAGTCCACTTGCTAATAGAATGAAAACATTACAAGGAATGATCGCACAATATTTTATCATGAGAAGTAATTGTACTATTGAATTCATTTCCTCACAAAATAAACTAAAAGATATTGAACCTAATAAAACTACATATAATGAAAGAAAAAAAATCGGAGTCGAATACTGTAAAACATGTATTAATGAAGATGAATCACTAGCCTCATGGAAAGATACATTTATGAAACATTCCAAAAAGGATGATTTAGCTGATTCTTTTTTACAAGGGATATTTTATATTAAAAAATTTCATAATTAATATTATTGTTCGTTATACTTAAAATTAAAACATATACTATATAAAATATGGACAATATTATTGAAATTGACAGTAGTGATATTAAAATTGGTGGTGAACTTCCATCTGCAAATTTTGGTTCAGGAATCGAATTATTAATGAATGAAAAACAAGCAAATAAAAAAGAACAAGGAGATAATATTGAAATTGCTGATTTAGATGATCTAGAAAGTGAACTTAATGGTTTTAATGATATAAAAATAAATATTGCAGATACAGACAATTTTATTGAAGAACCTGATAGTCATACTGTTAAATTCGGAAAAAATGAAACATTTAACTTTGATAAAGTTGAAATTAAACCTGTTAATTCAATCGTTGATGAGACTCGAGATAGTCTAAAAAACGAAAATAAAACTTGGGATGGTTATGGAAAATTTAATGATATACCACTTAATCCAAATATTGATAACTACTCAGAACCTAAACTTAGTAAAGAAGAAATGTTAAAAGAAAAATTCTTACTCCTCAAAAAACTAGAAACACTTGAACAAAAAGGAGTACAACTTACTAAAAAATACGGTATGGAATCAAACTATCATGAAATGAAAGGCGAATATGAAACTATTATGGCAGAAAAAGAAAAAGAAAATTCCATTAAATTCCAAGGAAATATGTTAGCTGCTATGATAAATGGTATTGAATTTCTTAATGGTCGTTTTGATCCATTCGATATCAAACTTGATGGATGGGGTGAACAATTCCAAGAAAATATTACTGACTACGATGAAATTTTTGGAGAATTACATGAAAAATACAGCTCATCTGCTAAAATGGCACCTGAAATTAAACTATTATTTCAACTTGGAGCTAGTGCTATGATGGTTCATATGACTAATACTATGTTTAAATCAGCTATGCCAAATATGGATGACATCATGAGACAAAATCCAGAATTAGCACAACAATTTACTAGAGCAGCTGTTGATAGTATGGCACCACAAAACCCAGGTTTTAGTGGATTCATGAATAATATTATGCGTGAAGAGCCTACTGTTGTTAACACTGGTCCACCACCAGCTCCTATCGAAACACAAGGACCTAGATCCATGCCTGCACCAAGAAGACCTGGATATGTTGAACAATCTCCTTTTGCTAATAGACCTGATTTACAAGCATCAAGAGGTATTAGTATTAGTAATAATTCAGCATCTGTTAACGAACCTCCACCTAAATCTTCTAGAAGAGAAATGAAAGGACCAGATGGTATTGAAGACATTTTAGGAGGTCTCAAAACAAAAACTATTAACATTCAACAACAAACTCCAAAAAATGATATTGTATCATCAGAAGAACCAGAAAAAGAAGACAAAGGAAGTACTATCAGTATTAGCGAATTAAAAGAAATGCAAAAAGATAACGTTAATGTACCTAAAAAATCTAAAAAAAGAACTAATTCCAATAAAAATGTTATCAGCTTAGATATCTAAAACAAAAAATCTAATAAATAATTATCGATATCTTCTGGAAATAATTTTTTATCTACTACCAAACAATATTTTTTATAAAGTTCTAAAATTTCTTCCCACTCTATCTTCTCTTTTATTATATCCATTAATATATATTTTGGTGACCAATTACCATAACACATTAAAGAATTACAACATAAACACATTATTTTATACTTATCACTTAAAAATTTATTTATTCTATTATTTGTTGGAAAGTTACCATCATATTTAACATTATTTATTCTTACTAATTTTGGAGGTTTAAATGGATAATCATTTCCACATATTATTTTTAAATAATAATACTTTTTATCATACATTAAAGTTAGTGTTACTTCAATATCTTTATTTACATTCATTTCATTATCGTCTATATTTAATCCTACCATTTTAATACCACTCTTATATTTTAAATAATTACTTGCAAATTTTGTTGGATTAAACTCGTTTCTTAATCTTCTACTTGAAGGTCTTGATTCACTCATCTCCATTTATTAATATTATTATATACTTTTTAATAATATTAACATATTATTTAAGGAATCATTTTTAACCATTCATTTACAATACTTAATTCTTCTTCTTTTACTATTTTATTTATATATAATTCATTATATACTATCATTAAATCATTCTTATTACCATATAACGTTAATTTATTAAATATATTATTCACTAAACATAATATAGATGTATACATAGGATACTCTGAAATAAAATCATTCATTAAATTATGTTCATTTCTATCTTGTTTTACTATTGGTGATATGTAACAAAATAATTTATCATATTCCCACATACATCTTTGAGCAATATACATTTTTAATATATCACAAAATCTAAAACTTACTGTTGACGGTATATATAGTAAAAAAAATAATTCTTTATCCATCCACAATGTACACTGTGTGTTTCCCTGTGTATATACACCCTTTTCAAATATAAAAGTCTTATCTTTATCAAATTCTATTTTATCACTATAATTTTTATTAGTCAACCTATAAATCGCATCTAAATCTGCTTCACCGTTAGATATACTTTGAATTATACCTATACTTTTTTTTTCATAATCACTTGAAACTCTTGTTTCTATTTCTTTCATGTCACTTAAAAACTCTAGTGGATAACCTCTTGGCCAAATCTCAATATCTGTATACATAGATAAAATATTTGGAAATTTTTGACCATAAATCGTTTTACTATTATCTATTAAATTATTTAAAGTGTTTATATTTTTAATAGGATAATTATCATCATCCGTATCAAATATTACTTTTGAATTATTATTTATTGAATATAAATAACCTATGTTTTTTCTACAATAATGATTATATGGTAACAATCTAGAAAAATCATTATATAATTCATTATCCGGATAAATATATTTTAAATTTTTATTTTCATAACTTTCATATGGAGTTTTTAAATCACCAACAATTACTATATTACACGAAAGTTCTATGTAAGAGTTTACACAAGTTTTATCAAATTCATTTATTGTAGTTATTACAATATTCATTGAACTTATATATAATCATATTTAAATAAATAATAATAATAAACTAATATATATGATTATATCAAATCCACCTATTGATGGTTATGGAGCTCAAATACTTTCAAAATTATCTTGTTATGTCTTTTGTCATTATTATAAATTACCATATTTATATACACCTATTACTAAATATCACCACACAAAAGAAAATGATTTAAATTCACTGTTTAAAATAACTTCAAATAATTTCAATTCATCTAATCCTTCATCTAATAATAAAAAATTTTTTTGTATTAACGGAAATGAATGCAAAGATTTAAATGTTTTTAAAAAAGTTATTGAAAACAAAGACAATAATTATAAAATTCAACAATGTCATTGGTTCTTAGAACAAAACCCAGATATCTATTACAATGAAACTGTTTTAAATGAACTTAGAAATATTTATTACAAAACAAATAAAAATCATAGTAATCTTTTTAATAAATTAAAAACTAATAATAAAATTTTTTCTATACATATTCGAAGAAATGATATTAGTGCATCAAAACATAATAGTAGATTTATTGAACTATACAAATATGAAAATTTCATTAAATATATTAATGAAAATTATACAAATACAAATATTATCATTTATACAGATTCAAAAAATAATGAATTGAACAAATTAAGATCTAATAATGTATTTATTAATAAATGCTCTGTAAAAGAAACATTTCACGATTTCGTTGAAAGTGACTTTTTATTAGTATCAATAAGTTCTTTTTCATATGTTCCTGCATTATTAAATAAAGGAACTATTTATTTTTTTGAAAACTCAATGTTTAAGGGTCTTAATAATTGGAATAAATTACCTTAAATTAATATATTTAATAGAATATAAATACAAATTATATAATAATAGAATGAGCAAAAAACTTTTTGTTGTACTTGAACAAGGATTCAAAAGAAACACTCCATTATCAAATGAACATAATAAACAATTCTCTACTGACTATTCAGATTGGTTTAGATTAAACTGGAAAGCTGATACAAATGATAAAAATGCTCATTTTTATCAAAAAAATATTGTTTGGAGTGAAGGTAGAAGTTTATTGTTTGATAAAATTAAAGGTAAATATAAATACTATATATTTATTGATGATGATGTTAAATTTAATTCAAAAACTAATAAATCTGTTGCAGAAGAACTTAAATATTTTTTCGAAGAATACAAACCACTTACAGGTACTATTTATGGAGATAATTGGGCATGGCAATTATATAAACCAAATAAAGAGGTTTTCCCTATTGTTGGACATGATCTATGTTGTCATTATTTTCAAGAAGATTTTGCTAACCTAATGTTCCCTGTATATTTTCATGGTTCAGAATGTTCTATGTGGTATGCACAATATATATCTAATAAATTATTCCCTGAAAAATGTATGGTTTTTTCTAAAATTATTATTACTAACACAGATCATTTACCACATCAAGACCACAACAATCTTAGTTTTAATAATGGAAGAAGTGTTGTTTTAAAATTTTCTGAATTGATTATTGATCCTGTAAATAAAAAAGAATTTATAGAGTGGAGTATGAATCCAAAATACATTAGACAAAAAAATAAAGATATATATAACAATACTATTAGTAAATCACAAATAACATTCACAAAAGATCATTTAAAATCAATTATCAATAAAATAGACTAACTTCTATATCTGTATTCTAATAATGCAAACTTTTCATCTTGTTCTTTCTTTTTTATTGCAGCTTTCATATCTCGTATATTATCATAGAATTTCTTATCTTTAATTATCTTTTCTATTGTATTCTCATACCTCATCTCAGGGGCCAATTTTGATTGATACTCTTTGTACATCAAAATATCCTTTTTATGTTGTTTTATTATAATATCATGATATATAGGATGAACACCCGAGAGATCTAATTCCATTATCCCTTTATAACCTTCTATTTTTTTCATTTTACTAATTTAAAATATAAAAATAATATAATCATTTTTTTTAAAATTGATTAATAATATATATTAATTACTATAATATATTAACCATGGAGACATGTGATGTTAAAAATATCACTTTTTCTAAAAATAAAAAATATAGTATTGACGAACTTAATGAAGAAAACTTTTGGAACAGAAAGGAACCTAATAATGTTGCCATTAAATTAAATTTATCAAAAAATATAATTTATTTTCAACGTATTCATATGTCCCATAATAGATACACTATTCAGAGATGCAATTACATTAGAAGAATAATTGTACTTAGAAAAATATATAAAAATATACTTGATAAACACAAAATGCTTTACATACCCGAAATACAAGATATAATATTTACTTATGTTGGATGGAACAATATTTATCTTGATAAACAAATTAAATATTACAAAAAAAACGTTGGTCCAGAATTTATACAAAGATATATAGAGCCAGATTATAACAGTAATCATGAATAATTAATTATTAAAAAAATTGATTTACTTTTTTTAATAATTATTTTGTTATAAAGATCATGGAAACTACTGTCAACGAACTAACACTACCCTATACCAACTGTAACAATGAAAAATATTTTGATAATGTTAACGAGCTTGAAAATTATATGTTTGATGAATATGGTTGTTTCACAACATATGACTTTGATCCTTCAAGAGAAGCAAATGAAGTACATGTTCTTAGATATGATGACGATAAATCAACTAAGTACCCATATGATATAAATGAATATATTAATCACAAAAATAAAGTAAATATTTATTTTCCCAATTGTGGATTTAGAGTAATAACTACAAAATACGCTATTACAAACATACCTTACGTTGATAACATTGTAAATGGAAATTTTAATAAAGATAATGTAAAAAAATTCTTTTATAAGAAGGATAATAAATGTCTAGAATCATCTACTAATTTCATAATGTTAGATGATCCTGAAATATTATTATTCAGGAAACCATATGATGTAAAAATTAAAAAATGGTTGAGAACCGCACATTATCAAATAGAAGATATAGAAATTGATAACCTATATAAATTTATAAAAACATATATTGGACAATCTTGTCTTGATAATTTCTTTTACGATAGAGACTATTAATTTGTTATTCCATCTTTATCTATAGTCATTTCTTTAGCTATATTTTTTATTACTTTATTTACATTTTTATTTTGTTCCTCATCGTTTATTCCACCACCGATATTTCCCATTATCTTTTGTAACTGATCTGCTTTGGGTGTATGTGCCTTTAAACTTTCTGGATGTGAGCTAATCCATTCTGTTATCTGCTTAGTGTTATTTTTTGTTATTGTATCAATTGCTTTTTTTACATTATCTCTTCCCTTTTCACCTTTCTCCCAAACATTATTGTTTTTTACATACAATGTTTCTCTTTTTGGATCTGTACAATGTATAGGTCTTTTATCTAAATCTAATTCATCTAAGTTTTTTATTAATATGTTTGATATACCACCCACATATCCTAAACTTCCTTGAGCCTCTAAATCTGATAATTGTAACTTTATTTGATCTACAAAATCTGTTATGTTCATAGCATCTTTACACTTTTCATTTAAGAATATATTTAAATTGAATGTATTATTATTCGTTGTGTTATTATTTGTTGTATTTCCTAATTTACCCTCCATTAGAGCTGTTGATATTGTTGTTAAAGAAGTAGTTAACTGTGAAACCTGTTCTGTTAATTTATCTATCTTTTCTTTATCATTATTTACTGGTTCACATATTACTATTGGCACACCATTACATTTTTTCTTATGATTAAATAATGACGATCTCAATGTATATATTTTTCCACAATCACACTTATACTCTTTTTGAACTTTTTGAGCGTTTTTTGGTTCATAAAACGTTTTATCTGGTTCCTCTCTATCTTTATGTTTTTTTGTAGAGAGATGTCTTTCATACTGACTATATCTAGGTGTAGAATAATTACACAAATCACAACAATATTTATATGTACTTTTTTTTTGTTTTAGTTCCATGTAATATATTAAAACAGGAAAAAAGTTCCTAAATAGTTTATTAATAACTATTAACACTATTCAATAAAATTGTATATGTCTCTCTTACTAGATCATTATAATATAGGTAATAATATTCTACCCAAGAACTAGATGAAAAACGAACCCAATTATATATAAATCGAATCATATGTTTTAGTTCACACATTATAATATCTAGTAAATAATTTTTAAATATATTCATTTTTATTTTTTCAGTTTGGAAATTTTGGACGTTTTTCGAACTTGGACATTTTTCGAACTTGGACATTTTTTCGAACTTTTAAAACATAAAACGTTTTTTAGTTCCAAAAGTTCCATTATTTTTTATTACGATAAACAATAACAATAATAAACAAATAAAACAATAATTGTTACGAAAAACTAAAAATAAAACGCTTTTAAAAATGTCCAGTTCAAAAAACAAAAAAACGCCAAAAACGCCAAAAATCCAAAAAAAGTGACTTTGCTAGAGAATGCTCTCATTTTTGAAAAAAAAAATATAATTTATGGTTTGACAAAAAAAACTGTGAGAGGCTGATCAAATTATTTTAAAATGGACATTTTTTTTTTTTCAAAAATGTCCATTTTGAAAAATCTTAAGAACTTTCCAGACAAGTTTTTTGCTGACTGAAAAATCCAACATATAAAATTATTTTATTTGTATTATCATAAATCATAACAATTATTATTTATTAAAAAAATTGAATAAAAATAAATAATATATGGATATTATATACAATGCAGCACGCAATCGATGAAAAATATTGTAACTTGAGTATATGGTGTTGTTCTCCTTGTTTGCTACTAATTACGTGTTTTGAAAATTCTTTAAAATGTAGTTGTTTAACTCTTTTAAGTATTTGTACTTGCGATTGTTTTAAAGTAACACAATCAGATATAACGCCAGGAGAAATTAATACTGTCATTTGAAAAACATATTCATTCTTAAAAGAAATTCGGGTTCTTCTTCTTTCTTTGAAGGAAAATTATATTCAAAATATTTGTTTATTTCTTGAAAATATATGAAACCTTTAAATTCACTGTTATCTCTATTAATCCATTTCATAGTTATATCTTTGAACTCGGTTACATAAGAGTATTCCTCATTATATAGATCAATTGTACCTCCACTTTTGGCTGGAAATGATTTTAACTTTTTAACAATATTAACTACTGCTGCTATCTTTTCTTCCTTTGAATAATACATACAATATAAAAACAAATTTTTTTATATTGTATTATACAAGTTATTATATTTCTTATTTTCTCTCGCTTCTCTCTTGAATTTGTTGGATCCCTTGAATGAAAGAGGGAAACTCCAAAGTTTAAACATTTAGGTTCATTGAACATATTCAGGGCTTTCTAAGAAAATGATGAGAGAAACGAGAGAACAATATATAGAATTTACTTTCCATATTTTTCTTTTAGTCTTTTCTTCAATTCTTCATTAACAAGTGAATCTATTAATCTATCTTTTGTTCCTTTAACTTGATCATAACTGTCTCTCACTGTATCTTTTTGAATATAAATATCAGGTTTCTTAAGTCTAGATCCTTCAGCTATATTATCTTGTATTCTTTTACTTCGAAACTGACAATAAGCTTTCATACTATCATAAAGTGGAATAGATTCTCCAGGAACTAAATGTAAATAAACATTAACTTCATATCTATCATACTTGTCTTCTACTTGAGAATATGGAGACATATCTCTTTTTTTAATAGTCCAATGACCGTCCCATTGAGAACCAAATATAGTATGTGGTTTACCATCTAAATAAAATATTGAGTCTTTTGGAAAATATGTTCTAAGCAAGAATGCAATATTATCTTGAATAATATTATCCTTTTGTGATTTAGTATAATTCTTTTCAAAATCTTTATCGATTAGATAGATATCAACAGCATTTACTAACTTTTCTGGTGTAGTAAATGATTCTCGTAATTCATCTATATCTAAATCCCAATTTTCGTTATCAAAATCTAGTTGTCTTAGAAAGAAAATATTATTTTCACCTGTATAATTTTTCATAACTTGTCTAATTTTAAATGGTCCAATATTTGCTTTACCCTTGATGTTAGTTCTAAGCATAATTTTAAGATATACAGGATCAATCTGTTCCATTTTTACTATTGTTCTTGATTTTTCTGCTCCTCCTCTTTTCTTCATTGTATATTTTCTTTTATTTAATTTTATTTTTCTAGATGATTTTTTAATATTTTTCTTTCTACTATATTTATTTCTTTTTCTATTTTTCAAACTTTTTTTTGAACCACCTTTAAAGAGGTTAGCAACAGGCTTTTCTTCTTTAATTTGTTTTCTATCTAGATAAGGTGTATCATTCTGTCCAGGAATTCCACGTACTTTTTCTAATTCCCCTTTCTCATTTGGTGTATATAGCTCCTTACCGCGTATTATTGGATTATGTCTCCTTCTTTCTGTATCAGTCTGTAATTCTCTAAACGTAGAATTACATGTTAAATCAACAATAATAAATTCATTATTATCACCAAGATATCTGTCCTTATTTCTCATAATATAATCTAGAATATCGGATAGACTTATACCTATTTTTTCTTCATGATCTGGATTTTCGTCGTCATTAATGTAATTCAATATCTTATCTTCTTCTGGTTCTTTTATTTCGTCTTCTTTTTCTATTTCATCTAAAATATTTATAAATTTGCCTCTTGTCAAAAAAGTAATCATATCGTCTTTAAAACCTGTTTGATTGGTAGGAAGTCTTGTTCCTTTTACTCTAGAATCAGTTACAAAATATTTATCAAGAGCTGGTTCATTTTCTAGAACACCAGATACAGTAAAGCTTTTATCTTCATTATCCAAGTAATCTTTGTGGGAAGTCAATTTCTGTAAATATATTTCTTTATCATCATCCTCATTAATATCATACTTTGTATCCCTTATACCTTCGAAGTTTCTAGAACCAAATTTCTTATCCCATTTAAAAAGTGATTCTCCAATTTTTTCAGCGAGCTTTATCATTGTGAAATTTTCACCTTGTTCTCCAAGCATAGTATAAATATTATCTTTAACATTATATATATTATTTGCTATTCCTTGAAGATCTCCATCACCACTTACATAGTTACATACACCATATGGTACAGCATGAATTGTAAGATAATTTATAGGTGATATAAAAGATCTCATTTCTCTAATACTTCCATGAGTACTAATTATTAAAATAGGTATTTCTATGTCATTATATGTTGTAGATGTACCAGTGAAAATTCTTTTAATAGTATTCCAATAATTATGTGCACGTTCACTAAAATTTTCAATGGAAGATGGTTTTATTCTTTTAGCTGATTCTAATGCTTGCTTTGATATTTCTTCATATTGTTCTTCTAATTTTCTTTCTTGTTGTCTTGCTTTCTTCATAATAAATATTAATATTATAAAATAAAATTATAATATTAAGATTACTCTTTAATTGTCTTTTAAATTGTGATATTTTTCGTAAGCTACTTTTTGTCTTTGTGTAGCGTTCATTTGTTTAGCTTTTTCCAAAATTCTAATAGAGTTATCAACTTCTTCATCTGTTAATATACCATCTTCATTGGTGTCTAACAATTTATAAAAGTCCTTAAAATTACTGGGTAATATACAAAATTTAGACTCTTCATTAAGTACAAAATCCGCTAAAATAACGAATATAGCAGTAATTAATAATGACATATAAATATCTCTAGTACCCATCCAAGCAATAGAGAATATAAGAAGTTGTCTACTAAGAACAAGTTTTAAGTAAGCTTCTTGAGATTTACTGAAACGCATAGTAATAAATTTTGAACCAACATTAAGTAATATCATAATAATACCAGCAAAAAATTTACTATCATTTAAGCTAAGTATATTTTCATGTATGTATGCTAAATATGATTTTTTACTCATATATATATTATAATATAATATATGGAGTCGTCATATTTAATGTTGTTATATTTTGTAGAAAAAAATAAAAAAAAAGAAATTGTAAAGAAAAAAGAAATGTATGTTGAAGATATTTATAGAAGCTCATCAGAAGTAACAGTAGTAACAAATCCTTTACCTAAATCTGTCCGATAACACTAAAACTTTCAACAGCTGGATTTTTAGGTTCAGGATCGAAATCGTCTTTAATAGTAAAGGTAGGTAATGTTTTAGAGTCAGTAGGTCTTAATTGTTTAGATAATTCTGCTTTATCTAATGTAGAAGGAGCATTAGAACCAGCAATATCGTATTCAATAACATTGTTAATTTTTTTATTCATATTTGAAATTTTTTTAATTTCATTTTGATCATTTAAGGTTTCCATACCTTCATGTGTTAAATTATTAACATAAATTACTAAAATAGCAATAACACATCCAGCAATAATATTATATTTTGCGAATAAAATCAAAAGAGCAACAAAGAATAACTTTCCTAAAAGAAAATTATTTAGAGAAATTAACACTTCTGGTGTTAAAAGTGCGATAGAAAATACGATAATAGCTAAAATTGCCAAAAGTTTATCTTTCATCTTATATAAATTAATAAATATTTTAAGATGAATAAAGATAATTATTTTAATACTTTTTCTAAAGGGAGTATATTAGAATGTCTTTAGCCATGTATGCTGCTCCATTTGAATCAAATGACGATAAAGAAAATATAATACAAAAAAAGAGAATTAAGCATGAAAAAGCTAATAAGAAAAAAGAAAAGGATTTAGAAGTTAAGAAGAAAATAGACGAATCAATGTTATCTCAAATAGGAAAAATTCATTCAAATATAAATTCAGACGATAGTGGATTATCAGACTTTAGTCCAATTTCAAGACCTGAGTCACAAGGTGTAAATAGAACAATTGAAAGAGAAACAGTTAATGAAGATTTAGATGATGAAGTAGAAGATTATGAAAATTTAGAAAGTTCTTATTCTCAACAATATTACTCAAAATTTTTACCTGGAACAATAGAGGGAATGCAAGGCGGTAATTTACCAACAAATGGAAATGTTCCACTAAATGAAAACTTAATTGAAAAAATAAATTATATGATACATCTTTTAGAAGATTCTCAAGAACAAAAGACAGAGCACGTTATAGAAGAGATGTTACTTTATTTAGGTTTAGGAGTATTTGTAATTTACGTATTAGATTCATTTGTAAAGATAGGAAAATATCAAAAATAAATATCAGTAAAATACGTACCAGGATAAGCAAATTTTTTAAAAACGTTTCTAAAATGACAGTTTTTTAAGTTTTCATAGTGAATTATGTCTACAACTTTTTTATTAAGGTCCAATAACATTTGCTCTTCTTTTTTAAATAATATTTTAATGTTTGTTATATTTGTTTTTTCAACAATTGTTTTATCACTATCTAATGATAGTTGATAATCATAAAAGAGTGATCTTTCATTAATAGTTATACGATTGTACCAATATTTAGAAGTGATTTTTTCTTGTAACTCTTTATGTATATAAGTGATTGGAAAATACGAATATATAACATGTTTAATATCATCGGGTAAATTTAAATAACTAATCATATATTTTTCCATAATATATATAATAAATAATATATATTATGTACGATTATACAATAATAGGAGGTGGTATTTCAGGGTTGTATATGGCAACATTGTTAAAAGAAAAATATCCGAATAAAAAAATTTTATTACTTGAAAAAACAAAGAGATTAGGAGGATTGATTGATACAAAACATTTCAAAGTAAATGATAAAAACATAAAGTATGAATCTGGTGGAGCAGTAATGTATTCATACCAAAAAACGATGTTAAAATTAGTAAAAAAATACAATATTCAAACAATGAAAATAGATTTTGATAAAGATAATATACATAAAAGTAGATTTTATGACTGTAGCAAAAGAAAAACACCGTTGGGTAAAGGTACTGCATTAAAGTTTAGAGATATGATAGGTAAATTAATTAAACAACTAAAAACGAAACCTAAGACATATTTCTTAGAAAGAACATTAGAACAGGTATGTTTAGAGAATTATTCTTTTGCAGATACTAGACAATTAGAGTTTTTATATGGTTATTCAGCAGAATTCAGAGAATCAAATTCTTATACTGCATTATTAGCATTAAAACGTGAACTATTTGATTCAGATTCAATATATATATTTAAAAAAGGTTATGAAGAAATAATAAAAGCAATGGAAGAAGAAGTAAAAGATGAAATAGAAATAAGATATGAATCAGAAGTAAAAGGGTTTAAGAATATAGATAAAGGTATAGAATTAATTGTTAATGATAAAAAAATAAAGAGTAATAAAGTAATATTTACAATACCTCAACAAGCAATATTAAAATTAAAATTTGGATTTAATGATAATGAAATGTCACTTATAGAAAATTCAGTAGAACCAATAAGTCTTTGTAGAGTTTTTGCAAAATATGATGTTTTAAAAAATCCTTGGATAAAAAAATTAAAATATAGTTCAGTTAACAATCCATTAAAACAAATAATACCTTTGAGAAGTGAAGAAGGATTAGTACAAATAAGTTATAGTGATTGGATACATGCTGATTATTGGGGTAATTTACCAAATAATTCAAAAAAAGGAATAATAACAAAGTTAGTAAAAGAAGCTATGCCATGGGAAAAAAATATTACAGAACCTTCTATGATAAAAACGACATATTGGCCAGGAGCGATCCATTTTTGGAAACAAGGGATCGATGGTAACAAACAAATAGATATTATTTCAAATATAAAACCAAATATATACATATGTGGTGAGTCATTTAGTGATAATCAAGGTTGGTGTGAAGGTTCAGTAAAAAGTACATTAAATTTATTTAATAAATACTTTAAATAATTGTAGAGTTTTGTTGTTTTAATCTTTCATCTTTTATATCATTAACATCACAATCATAAAATAATTGCATGTCTCTAACTCTAAAATTATTTGCACTACCTCTTGGTATTTTAATATTTTTCCAAAATTCTAATGATTGTATTGCATAATGATTTATCAATAAAGGTGGATTATTTTTATCATAATTATATGAAATATTTTTTCCAATACCATTTCTTAATTTTTCATTTTTTGAATTACGAAAAGAAGAAGTATGAATACCAATAATTACATCATCGCTTGCTTTAAAAATAGATTTACGATTATTAAAACTTCCTTTAGGCCCATTTTTTATGCTATTATATTCTCCTCTGTACAAAAAATTATCTACAACATTTTCAGGTTGTTCAATGAAACCACTTGAACCAAAATGTACCCAATCAATATGAAGAAGTGGACTTTTTTCATAATTTTTAAGAATTTCTTTAACATCAATTATTCTTGGAGAATATAAAAATTCATCTAAGTCAAATATACCAAACCAAAATGTTTCTTTCATATGTTTCATAAAATGTTTTTGATATTTATCCCATTGCATTCCTTTATATACTTTGGTTTCATCACAATTATAAAGTGTAACTTTGTTGGCTTTTATAAATGGTTCTAATATTTCTAAAAAGTTATCGGTACTATGATCATTAATAAGATAAATGTGATCTATACCGTGAAATAAATAATGTTTTATCCATTCATTTAGAATATGTGATTCATTCTTAAATATTGCACCAATTACAAAATAATACATTAATATATATAATATGTTTTATATATTATAAAAAAATTGAACTTAAAATAATTATTATATAATGATTATAAAAAATGAATAAAAGGACAATAAGTACAGTTGTAAATTTTATAAAAAGAATTACTGAAAAAGAAAGACCATTACCACTTGGTAGGTGGAATACTGGATTATCACAACAACAAATTATAAAGAGAATAGAATTAGCAAATGAAGATCATTGTGGTCCTTGTGGTGGTGAAAATATAAAAAAAATCAATAAATCGCAAAAAAATTATGAGGGGCGATAGGTGTAATTGCATAGTTATAGAAGTAAAATGCTGATGGACTAACCATAATAGGTGATTTAGTTTCAATGATTTTTTTAATTAATAGATAATTATGTGAAACATTTTCAATTATTAAATATTTAAAATTTTTAGATTTGAATATTTTAAATACTGCAAAATGAAAACCAGAAATGAATTCTTTTTTATATTTTTGATTTATACATACAGAAGCAAAACATTCGATAATATTAAAGTTTTTGTACTCAGTACATGTATTTTTAAAAAAATAGAAACCAACTATAGTAGTTCCAATAGTGGAACAATATATAATAATATTTTGTGATTTAATAAGTTCAAGAATATTACTATATTGAGGTAAAATGTAAATAGAGAAAATTTCTTTTAGATAAATTTTGTTTAAATCATATAATAAGTGTAAGTTACTTTTGTTAATTTCAAATGTTTTAAAATTATTAGTAACAAATTGTGGTTTTTTCCATTTTAAAATATCAAAAAGATAATTGTAATAAATAGTAATTGGTACAATACCTGTTAAATCTGCTTCTCTTTTGAAAACATATACAGACAAATTTTCATCTATTCTTCTAGTATTATAAATGTGTGTTTGAATAATTTGTGGAGCGATACCTTCTTTTCTGTATTTTTTATCTACACAAAGATAATCAACATAACTAACATAAAAGCTAATATCATTCATATAAACATACAAAGGTCTAGATGACATAAAACCAATATTAAATTTATTCTCAATAATTTTATCATTAATATATTCTATATTATCTTTTTGATAAAATGTAAAGAATACACTACCATTGTGACCAATAAAATAAGGTTTAAAATTTTCAATTTTTGGAAAGAATTTTGATTTCTTATTTCTGAGATAATTTTTCTGTATAATAGAGAGAGCATCATTGTAGTTTTCATCTGCAATATCTTTAATGGTAATGACGTTATTTAGATTAACAAATTTATTTTTTTCAGGAATATTTGGATCAATTAAACCAGGAGGAAAAAACCAATAATACAAATTATATATATGAAAAACAGGTTGATATGCCCAAAACTTGTAAGTAGTTTTTATATATGCGTAAATAGATAGATATAGTATGATAACTAAAAATAATGAAATATAAATGTATGTCATTATTTTTATTAAAGATCATTTTTTCTGTAGAAAAACTAAATATTGATATTCATAACCACATGATACCATACCAACTTTAGTAACATAAGAGAAACCGACATCTTTTGCTGTACTTAATATTTCTCTTTGAGGTGTCATGTATAATTTATGTCTATTTTTTCTAATATTACCATTTTTATATTTGAATGATTCTTCAAAGAAAGATTCTTCACTATCTTCATTCATAATAAATTCAGATTTGTAATCAAAATTGTTAAATTTGACAAATGATTTTGTAATTCTCTCGGTAGCGTATTTTTGAGGACTAATAAGTGTTAGGGGATTAGCAGGTGGTACAATAGGATCAAATTTATTTTTATTAACTAAGTGTAATACTAAATAACCTTTTGGTTTTAACCAGTTATAACAAGAGTTCAAGAAATTTCTTTTATCTTTGATATAATAAATAGTAAAATAATAACAAGTAATATGTGTGAACGTATGATCATCAAATATGACACTATCATTTGCATCTGCAACATAGTATTTTGATTGTGGATATTTTTGTTGTGCATATTGAACCATATCTTTAGATTTATCAATACCGATAACTTTAATGTTGTTATCCCTAAAAGCTTCAACATGATAACCAGTACCACTACCAACATCTAGAATATATGATTTTTTATTAGGATTAGTGACATAAAATGTTGTTTCAATTTCAAATTCTGTTTTTTTTCCAGATAATAAGATTTGATCATAGATATCAGCATAAAATAAATCAAAAATTTCATGTATTTTTTCGTATATTACAAATTTTTTATCCTGTGTAAATCCTTCAACTTCAGAATATGTTAAATTATAATATAATTTATATAAAAGTAATGAAAAAATAATAAAAGTACAAATTTTTAATAATATTGATAATTTTTTAAAATTGGAATATATTTTCATAGTATTATATGTATTAATGGGATTTTTTTTATATTAATTATGTTTAATGTCAGAATTTGAGATAAATGATGTTCGTACAGAAAAAGATTTTAAAACTATAAGTTTTTCAGGATTTAAAAAGAGTGAAGTATTAAAAGAATTGCTAAATAGTTTGATGAATAATAAAGTAGAAAATTCTTGTTATTGGAGTGCGGAATTAGTGTGTTCAGGTCATTATATAGACTTATGGAATGTATTAATAAATTTTTTAGGAAAATATATTCATTTAGCAAATCCTAAGCTGGGTATATATTTAGATAAAAGGATACAGGATTTTAAGAGTATAATGTCAAATGGATATGTAGGTCAAGAATTAAGACTAAGGAATGTTGACAAAATGAGAGAGTTATTTGCTGAAGTAACGGCTATTTTATGTTTATCAAATAGAAAACCTTGTTTTGAGACAGTAAAAATAAAAAAAGATGAGGAATTTGAAATAACAAACATGACAGAACGATTTAAAGCACCAAGTGCAACATATGGTGAGAATGTATTTAGACGTGAAGATCCAAGAGAGTTATTCCCTGCTATAAATGAATTATCTTATAATATTCATGCAAAAGATTTTATGCGATGTTGTTATTGGGTAGAATGGTTATTAGAATATGAAACAATATGTAAAACAAAAAAGAATAAATGTAAAATAGATAGAAGAGCTGAGATGCCTGTAAATGAAAAAGATCAGATGGATTTAGTATGGTTAATATGGGATTTAATTATAAATTATTCAAAAAGTAATAATAATTTATATCAAACGTTAATACAAAGTCTTTTAAATGTATTTTGTTTAAGATATACTAACGGAATTGTAAAAAAGAGAAAATTTATAATATATTATGCAATAAGTATTTTAACAGAAATAGTAAATTTTAGAATAGAAGTTATTAGTGATAAAAAAATAATAAATCAAGTGGTAAGTAAAGTAAATTTAATATATAAAGAAATAAAAAAAAATGAAAAAACACCATCAACAGACTATTTGTTTAACAATAACATATCCAAGGCTAATATAGATAAAACAATTGAAAAATTAGACATTATGAAAAAATTTTAGTAATATATTATAATGAACACAAAAAAGAATTTACTCAAAAAGAAGTCATTTACAAAAAAGAGAAGACCTGCTCTTTTTAAAATTCAAAACTCAATAATTGTTAAGTTAGTAGAGATGTTAAACACAGTAAAATTATATCATTGGTTTACAATGTCAAGATCTGAACATGATGCAACAGATGATTTGTATGATAAGATGAATAAACATATAGATAAAATGGTTGAAATTATGATTGGAAAAACAGGATTAGTTGTACATAATATGTGTGTAAAATGTAATAAAATAAAAACAAAAAAGCAACTAGTAGGTAAAATAAACGAATATAAAAGTTTTTTAAAATCTTTAAATAAGAAATTAAGTAAAGATCACGATATGGACTTATTGGCTGTAAGAGATGAGCTTTTAGGTGATTTTAATAATTTATTATATTTATTCAGATTAAAATAATTAATATTTATTATGTATATAATATAATATGAGTAGTAGTTCTTTACCACCAGAATTAATGACAAGTACTACAAGTACAGGATTATCATCAAATCAAGGATTTTTTGAAACAAATACAACTTGGAAAGTAATTGGTATTATTATAGTAATTGCATTACTTGGATTTAATATATTATTATATTTAGGAAATGCAATTGAAGATGTGGGAGAGGTAATAAAACCTCTACTACAAAGATTAGTATCAATTTTTGGTTTTACAATAACAGAAACTTCAAAACAAGTCGTAGATGTTTCTGCTGAAGGAACAAAAGCAGGTGTAGATATTGCAGCAGGAACATTAAAAAGTGCAATAGAAGTAGTAGAAGATATTGGAGAGGGTGTTGGAATTGAAAATGACGAAGTTCCTCCTATACAAGAAAAGAAGAAGAGTTCATCTAATGTTCAAGGAGCTTCAATGAACAGACCTAAAAAAAATAAGGGTCAAAATTTTTGTTATGTAGGAACAGATAGAGGCAATAGATCATGTATTGAAGTATCTAATGCTAGTGAATGTGCATCTGGTGATATTTTCCCATCACATGATGTTTGTGTAAATCCAAACCTAAGACATCACACAGGAGTTATTCCTGAGAGAATAATAAGTGGTTCAGAAGTTCATCCATCTCCTCCTTCTTACCCATAAGAGTTACATATCAAAATCAGACAAATTATATTTTCCTTCTTCATTTTTGATACCATTTTGAATTTCATAAAATTCTAAATATTTATCATTTGATATATTTTTTATAGAATGTGATATACATCTAGGAATAAAGATATGAGAATTGTTAGAAGAAATAATATTATCTTCTCCAATTGTAAATTCTCCTATTCCTTTAATAATAACTATGTGTTCACTTCTATATTTATGAGATGATGTTGGTATTTGATGTAATGGTTTTACAGAATAAAATTTAATTTTAGTTTCTGAAAAATCATTACCATTGACAACACATTCAGTACCCCAAGGAGTATTAATAACTTGTGCCATATGTGGTATATAAATTGTTGGATATGGTTTTAAATGGTTTTTATTATTTTCAACAGTTCTCCAAACACTTTTATTCATGTATGGATTCATTGTACCACTTAGATATTTTCTAGAAACTTCAAGTTCTTCGAAAAGTCTTAACCCAGAATTTTCTACAACATGTTCACTCATAATAATATAAATATTAATAATTGTTTATATTATTTTATTTAAGTTCCATAAGATGGTTTGTAATTATATCGCGTTAATGGAGTATCATCATTTCTACAAATAACTTTAGGTTTACCTGGAACATCTGAATTATATGTTGGTTGACATCTTTGTTGAGTAACACCTTCACATTGTAAAGCAGCGTCTCCAACTACTGGTAAATTTTGTACGTTAGGATCAGTAACTAAAGGTGTTTGTTTTGCAAATGTTCTCTTAGTAACATAAGAGTTACCTCTTGATAAAAAAGAAAAATTTTGTGCTTTAGTAAACGTATTTGAATTTTTTTTATACTCTAAAATTTCAACTTTCCTTCTCTCGTCTAGATTAGAAGGTGTAAAAGATTTATAATCGTTACAGTTCAAAGAAAACCTTCCGTATTTTGTAGGATCATATGTATTTGGTGTTTTATAATAATCACATGCATTTTCGATTCTTACACCTCTAAAAATAATAGCTTCAGGTTCCGATTCAGGTTCAGGTTCAGGTTGTGGCTCTGGTTCAGGTTCAGGTTCAGGTGGCTCAGGTGGTTCAGGTTCAGGTTCAGGTTCAGATTCTGGTTCTGGTTCAGGTTCAGATTCTGGTTCTGGTTCTGGTTCAGGTTCTGGTTCAGGTGCTGGTGCAGGTTCTTCTAATTCAAATGCTGTAAACCCATTATAATCATCGGCAAGTAGATAATTAACATTAAAACTAAGATCTTCTAAAAGACCTATAGTTATCCTACTAATAGGTAAGAATGTGTCTATTGGAAATTCTCTCAAACTTGAACTAATTTCATTCTCTAATCCTCCATAAAGAAAATTATCAATATTTCTATTTGTTTCAATAAGTCTATTAGTTTGTAAATCTATTGGAATTCCATTAAAATTTTGAAGGTGTGCTAAAACATGATCACCAAAGTATTTATTATACTCTCTTACACCCAAAAATCCAGTATAATAACTTACTCCTCCTTGAAATATGAAAAAGTTTGTTCCTTGAGTGTTGTTTATTACGCTAAATTGTCCGTGTGAATAATAAATAGGTTCATATGTAAGCGTATTTAAAATCTCTCTTAATAGTATATTGGAATAATCTGAAAATTGAACTAAAAACGAAACATTTAAATATATGTTTGCACTGACTGTAGTATATAAACCAGTACTAACTTCGTGATAAGGGAAATCAGTATTAGACATAGCATATTTATCACTGTTAACACCTTGAAAAATTTCAAGTGTAACAGTGTATTCAATCTTTTTACCATTTGGTAAATTAGTATTAAAACGAATTAATTGACCTACTCTATTAAATGAATAATTAAATAAATCTACATCAAAAGGTCCTATAGGATATGAATCCATATCTTCGTTTGTTACAGTCCATTTAAAGGCTTTGTTTTCTCCAGAAAAAACATTACTTTCAGGTTCAGGTTCAGGCTCTGGTTCAGGCTCTGGTTCAGGCTCTGGTTCAGGCTCTGGTTCAGGCTCTGGTTCAGGTTGCGGTTCAGGTTCAGGCTCTGATTCAGGTTGCGGTTCAGGTTCTGGTTCAGATTCTGGTTCAGGTTCTGGTTCTGGTTCTGGTTCTCTATTTTGATAAAATGGATCATAATGATCTGCATTTTTGTAATTAACACTATAACCAATGTCCTCTAAAAATCCAATTGAAATTCTACTAATAGGTAATGTATAATTAAGTTGATTACTCCATTTTTTATTATCAATCCAACCTGTCATGATTTCTTGATCTAATCCAGGGTATAATATTCCATTAACACTCCTAGTATTAGATGATACACCTGGTTCATCCCCTTCTTCTGGATGAACATTTCTTGTACCTGACCCTCCATCATCTTCAACAGGTATAAAATTTAAATGACTACCAAAATAATTTCTGTATTCTCTAAGTGCATTATTATAATTAGTTGTTTCATTTCCTGGTTCATAACCATATGCATAAAAGAAAGAATTAGAAAATACTTGATATGCCAAGATTTGTTCATTTAAAATATACCATATAGAACCAATACCTAATACGTGACCTATTTCATGTAATAATGTATAATAAAGAGCATTATTTCCATCAGAATATATTTGTGATTTTAAGTTTTCGAGTCGACTTGTATTCATAGTAATAACGGCAGTAGTTGGAATTAGGTGTCCCATTTTATATTGATCTTGATTAGCTCTGACATCATTATAATTTACTTGTATATTTCTTAATGTATCAAAGACAGAGTAAACAGATGCACCTCCTAATGTATTATAGTCCATAACTTCAAAAAATATATAAAGACTCAATGTTAGATTATTAGGAACACCTGTAATAATAGTTTGCCATTTATCAATAGCTTTTCTAATGTGTATGAAGTCTTCATCAGATATATCATTTCTATTAACAATAATAATTCTATCAATTTCAGATATTTCAGGTTCGGGTTCTGGTTCAGGTTGTGGTTGTTGTTCAGGTTCAGCTTCGGGTTCAGGTTCAGATTCAGGTTGAGGCTCAGGTTCAGATTCAGGCTCAGGTTCAGATTCAGGCTCAGGTTCAGATTCAGGTTGAGGTTCAGGTTCGGGTTCAGCTTCAGGTTCAGGTTCAGACTCAGGTTGAGGTTCAGGAGCAGGTTCAGGTTCAGGTTGAGGTTCAGGTTCAGGTTCAGACTCAGGTTCAGGTTCAGACTCAGGTTGTGGCTCAGGTTCAGGTTCAGGTTCAGGTGATCCAACAGTAAAACCCAAACCTCCTCCTTCATCTTCATCATCATTTTCAATATCAGGTTCAGGTTCATTTTCAGGTTCAGATTCAGGTTCAGGTTCAGGAGCAGGTTGAGGTGGTTCAGGTTCAGGTTCAGGTTCAGATTCAGGTTCAGGAGCAGGTTCAGGTTCAGGAGCAGGTTCAGGTTCAGGAGCAGGTTCAGGCTCAGGTTCAGGTTCAGGTTGAGGTTCAGGTTCAGGTTGAGGTTCAGGAGCAGGTTCAGGTTCAGGAGCAGGTTCAGGCTCAGGTGCAGGTTCAGGCTCAGGTTCAGATTCAGGTTGAGGTTCAGGTTCAGGTTCAGACTCAGGTTGAGGTTCAGGCTCAGGTTCAGATTCAGGTTGAGGTTCAGGTTCAGGTTCAGACTCAGGTTCAGGTTCAGGTTCAGGTTGTGGCTCAGGAGGTTCAGGTTGAGGTTCCGGTTCAGGTTCAGATTCTGGTTCAGATTCTGGTTCAGGTTCTGTAAATTCAGATTCAGGTTCTGGTTCTGGTTCAGATTCAGGTTCAGGTTCGGGTTCAGGTTCAGGTTGTGGCTCAGGAGGTTCAGGTTCAGGTTCAGGTTCAGATTCAGGTTCAGGTTCAGGTTGTGGCTCAGATTCAGGTTCAGGTTCAGGTTGTGGCTCAGGAGCAGGTTCAGGTTCTGGTTGAGGTTCAGGAGCAGGTTCAGGAGCAGGTTCAGGCTCAGGCTCAGGCTCAGGTTGTGGCTCAGGAGCAGGTTCAGGTTCAGGCTCAGGCTCAGGTTCAGGTTGAGGTTCAGGCTCAGGTTCAGGTTCAGGAGCAGGTTCAGGTTCAGGTTGAGGTTCAGGAGCAGGTTCTGGTTCTGGTTCTGGTTCTGGTTCTGGTGCTTGACAAATTTGAGTAAATAAAAGTCTGTTATAACCACCCATGTAGCCATGATGTAAACAATTATAACTCATTGTTCCAAAATCTTTTTTAACACTTATAACAATATCATCTGTATAATGTTGTACAAGAATACCTTCAACTTCAATAGGATCGCCTTTAGTTGTACCACTAATAACTTCAAATACTGAAGTATCATCAATAACAAACCCGATAGGATGTCCATTAAGAATAGATAAAGTATATGTACCAATGTAGAGACCAATATTATCACTAAGATTATATGGTACCATATTAAATAATAATTTATAGTCATCTACTGAAATAACATTAGTTGTATCATGTAATAAACATTGAATATTCATATTATATAGATATAAATTAAATAATATAAATAACTATATTACGCTGAATTAGCATCACCTGTGAAATAATAGCTGATAGGTGTATAATTAGGAACAAGGGAATTATTAATAGATGATGTAGATGCAACAGTAGTGTCAGCTCCTGCACCATTAATATCGTTAATTTCTTTTGTTCCAATAGCATAGTTATAGTACCATAAGTTAGAGATCTTACCGTTAAAACCTCCATTCATAGCAACATAAACATCACCGTAATTTTGTTTTGGAACACCATCAAGAATATATCTTTTGGCTACAGTTCCATTAATGTAAACGTCTAAATGGTGATTTCTACATATGATAATAACATTAACCCATTTTCTATTTGGTATATTTTTAATTTCAACTTCTTCTGATAATTGCGTAAATGTGTTCATTTTTACAACTAAAATATGTTGTAAATCAGAAAGATCTTTAGGTTTTAAATATAAACCAGGAGCATTTGAAGGGAAATTGAGACCAGTACTTAGTAAACTGTCATCTCCTTTATGGAAAATATGCTTATATTGTGTTGTATCGTAATTATCTGTTTCATCAATATATAACCAAATGGACCAAGAGAATTCAATACCAGCATCTTCATTTTTTGATCTTAATATTGTAGTACCATCTTCTTTTGGATCTTGTTTTATAATTAACATTTTATTACCATCAATCATACCATCTATTAAATGGGGTGTATTACTAGGTTTATAATAGTTATAAATAAGTTGTATTGTTAGATTCAAAATTAAAACAAATCCAAAAACTAATAAAACCAAGAATGCTACATTTGATATCATTGAGTTTGATGTAAGAAATCCATTAGCTGCACCTTGTAAATTAAAATTTGTGTTAGCATAATTATCACTCATGTATATATAAATAAGTATAAAATAAATATATATAAAATCATTAATTAAAGTGTGAAACTTCCTTCTTCGTTTCCATTTTCTAATAGTGTAAATCTAACATTATATCTACTAAAGTAATTACTAAAACCATAATCACCAGTCCAACCTGATCGATATATATTCCATGCTTTTTGTGGATCAACAGGTGTTGTATAATATTTGAAAGTAGATGTAAATCCCGAGAATTGTTGTGAAGCAGGTCCAGGTGTAATAACAACATCTGAATTAGAGTCAATGTATGGTACTCCAGGAACTAAGCAACTTTTATGTAATTTTCCATTTAAGAATATATCAATTGATTTTTGTTCAATACTAATAATTAGAGAATTCCATGTTTGAATAGGAATATTGTATACACTGCATGTATGAGTAAGTTTAGATGATGTGTCAGTATCATAATATGATATATCAAGATCAAGTTTATTCTCATATGTTCCTAAAGTAGCTTTTAAACCATCACCACTTCCATCTAATCTAGTCATTAAAACTTTTGTATTTCCATAATTTTCATTCCAATCTTTAATATAAAACCATAATAAATAAGCACTATTAACAGAGCTATTTTTTTCTAAGTCAGCAGCAGATACAATTTGTTCTGTAGATGCTTCTTCTAAAGTTGTAGTACCACTTGTACTGAAAACGTATTTAACAACTAAAAATAGTATAACAAGTACTAAAATAACTATAAATATAGAAGTATAATCCATTATATATTATATTAAAAGATAATTTTATATGACAGGAGGATTTTTATCTTTAAAAAGAGAATAAATAAAAGACATTGTTAATTTTGTTAATGGTTCGTTAAAGTACTTTACATTACATACTGCTCCTTCTAAACCGTTTTCATCACCAACTATGATTGATTGATGTAAATTCCATGTAGATAAGTCATACTTTTCTGAAACAATAATTTCATTATTCAAATGTATATCAACTTGACTTGAATGAACATTTATTATAAAATTATTCCATTTTTGTAATTTAAAATCTTTTGTTTCATAAACAATATGTTCACTGTTAGCACGACTTTTGATTTTAATTCTCAATGAATTAGTTTGACCTTTGTATTCAATAAGTGGTTTGTTTCCATAATCAAGAATTGTCTTATATTCGTCAAATCCATATTGAGGATTTATGTAAACCCATGCTGATAATGCATAGTTATAATCTTGTTTATCTTCGTGACTCATGTCATAATCATCATAACTTTTTTTAGGATTAATTTTAGGATAACTTCCGATAACATGTTTATTATTTAATCTAATAGGATCGCTAACGAGATTATTAGAAGTATGTGTAACAAGTTCTAAAAAGAAATTACCTAAAAATTCACCGTAAAAATATAGTGATATAATGACAGCTTCTATAAGTAACAATATGTAAGTAGTTCTAGGTGTAATATTATATTCTTTTTGAATAGTATCAATAAGATCAATAATTAAACAAGGAATATAAAATATTAAATTTTTAATAATAGAAAAATAACTATCGTCAGTATCTGATATAACTAATCCTTTCAAACCATACATGTCTCTATAGATGGTATAAAGTAATGAAATTCCAAATATGATTCCTAGAAATAACCATAAATTATCGAATGTAATAAATTGAGAATTATTTGAAACAGCGTAAAGAATATAAAAAAGTAGAATGAATAATATAATAGCAATAGTAAGTTTAAAAACTTGTGAAGTTGATGAAGGTTCAGTTAGTATCATTTTTTCTGAATAACCAATTCCGACTAAGTGTACTAAAGTATATAAAAATACAAAAAATGAAATACTGGCGAATGCATAATAAACATATTTTCCATCAATTCCAAATATTCCAAGACTATCTAAATTATTTCTTTCAGGAATATAATTGTAGTAAATATAAAATAAAACTGCAAGTAAAGATGAGGAGAATAGTAAAGATGTACCTCTTTTACCAAGTTTACTATTTATATAATTAATTATATCATTCAAATTAAAATTAAAGTTTGACATTATATAAATAGTTAGAAGAAATAAATTTAAAGATTTTCAATTGATGTTTTTTCACCATGACAGTTTCTACATAATGCAACTAAATTGTCTACATTATTACTGCCACCTTGATCTAATCTAATTTTGTGATCAACTTCAAAATGTGCTTGAAGTTGTGCTTTACAGTTGGCACAATGCCAATTTTGTTGTGATGCTACCCATTTTTTTTTAGTTTCACTTACAACACGTCTGCCAGATCCACCAGAAGACATCATTCTTTTTTCTTGTGGATTGACACCAAATGTAGATAATGCTCCTGCACCAGTAGTTAAATTAAAAATTGGATTTAATATAGACATAGCGTCTTTATCAACAGGTGCAAATTTAACAATATTACTAGCCTGCATTAGCATATTTTTTCCTTGATTTGGATTTTGTCTAATTAACAGGTAAAAACATAGTCCTAAAAAGCAGTAAAAAATTATTTCATAGTACTTTTTGTAGGATGAAATGAAACTTTTTGTCTTTTCTATTAATTTACCTTCATAATATGTATTTGCAACAAAAAATCCAGTTACTAATATAATAATAGTTTCAATTCTCATATATTATAAATATATATAAAAATTAAAAATGTAAATAACAAGCTTTGGAACAATAGTAGAATTTTGATATTTTTTTATATGGTATTACACATACTACATGACATGTATTACATTTATTATTAGCTATTTTAAAGATATCATTATAAATCTCGTTAGGAAGTTTGTTTGGTAATATATGAAACATTTATATATTTTATTATATTTGTTTTAAATCATTAACGAGATCTTTTATATCAATAGTATCATAGTTATTAAAAAGGTGTTTAAAAAATATTTTTTGGATTTTTACTTTGATTTTGTTAGACATTTTTTTTACTAACATGAAAGACATATAAATAGAAAGAAATCCCCAAATATCTACAATTTTTAAAAATGTATTTTTGAAATATTTTTTAAAATCAAAAATATCATTTTTTGAATGATTAATAATTGAATTAGCACAGAAATTATAAACAACATCATATGTGTCTACATCTTTATTCACGAAGTTATTAAACACATCATTTAAATAACTGAAATGTCCACTTGCAGGTTGTCCGAATTTATTTACAATATTATCTTGATAATAATTTTTAATAAATTCTTTTAAACTGTCATAATCTGTACCAAAAATTTTCATATTTTTTAGTAGTTCTTTCAAAAAGTCAACATCTAACAATATACTAGTAAATGGATAATTAAATTGAAGTGGTTTTCGGAACAAATAGCTAGGTATATTTTTATCAGGAATAACTGCACTAAGTCCCCAGTCTATTAATCTTAAATTATTACCACCGATAAGAATATTACTGTCTTTTATATCAAAGTGATAAACATTCTTTTTATTCATTGGAATAATTGCATTATTAAGAAAATTAATTAATAATTTGTTTATAAAAGGGAAAGAATTTGTAATATTATCATTTTTTATAATATACTTTTCTAAAGTAATACCTCCATATGGAAATTGTAGTATTTTAAGATCATTTATTCGTGAATTAATTGTTCTTTTATTAAATTTTTTATTAGTTAATGTTTTACATCTTTTATTAAATTTTTTAAGATCTTTTTTTGTTAATTTTTTAGGATAACATGAAATTTCTGAAAATATATAGTATTTTTTATACTTAGGAATAGATGATAAAATCTTTTTAATCCTTGTATTATTGTTGTGTTCTTGGTCAGCGGTTGAAGTAGGCATTAACTTACTGATCATATTTTTTTTAGTACGGTTATTTTTTTTACATTTTAAAGGAGGACTGAACAAACAACCATATCCTCCAGAATCAAATACTTCACCTGCTACTTTTTTTCGAGTATTTTTATTTTTCATATTTTTATTTTTCATAACCAATTATATATTATAGATATTATAATATATAAAGTTGAAATTAATTATTCTTTCTAGTATTATTTTTTTTTCTACAATATGATCTAAGGTTAGTATTAACAACTTTACATGTTTTATGTTTTTTACATTTATTAACAGTTTTACCTTTACAAATGCTGATATTATTTTTAAATTCTAATTTCATAGGTATACCATCTTCCATAGCTTGTTTGAAAGGCTCTAGATCGACTTTAGTCATTTTATATAAATTTTGTTCTTTGAAAAATCCAGGATAAAATTTGTTAACAATATTTTTTAAGACAATATTTTTTTTATTTTCAGTAGTAGAATTTTGTAATTCTTTGATTAATTTTCGTTCTTCATCATGTTTATTTTCCGAATGAAAAAAGTGAAATCCAAGTTTATAATAATATGGAATAACAGTGTTAATAGCTTCTAGTTTGATACCTTTAACTTTGATTTTTTTTCCATAGTTGATAATTTCTTGAATAATAGCTTTACCACCAAATTTAACAGTGTTAACATTTTTTCTAGTTTTCATATTATGTTGTATACTATTACAAATTAAACCAATATGTAGATATTTCCCACTAGTATTATCATTATATACTGTAGAAAATCCTCTTATCTCATCTTTAAATAAATTAACGAACAAATAATTACATGACTCTAAACTATCTTGTAAATATTCCTTTGGTATAGAAGAGTTATTACAAAGTACTTTAACACCAATTTTTGATATTTTATTTTTATATTCATTAAATAGTTTTTTATCATTTCTTTTGTGAATAATTAAAATTTGAGACATATATATATAATTTATATTTTATTCGTTGTACAGAAAAATTGAAAAAGATATAAGAGAAAAAAATAATGCTGAATATATATATTTTTTTTTAATCATTATATTTTCAAAGTTTTTTTGTATTTTAGGTTTATAATTATCATAATAATTTTGATAAGCTTCTTTCAATGTAATTTCTGGTTTATTAGTGATAATATTAATTCTATTATGTATAAAATGTATCCATCTAGTAAAACTATCTCTAGAATCGAGATATGGTGTAACTGGATATTTAATTAACATATTACTAAAATGATTAGAAATTTCATCGTGAGGTAAAAAAATAGGTAAATTTTGTATAAATTCATAATATTTTTTTTTCGTAATATTATTTGCAGTAATAGGATATGTAAGTGCAATACTATAGAGAACAAACCAATAATGAGGTCCCCATACTTTAGAATCTAAGTTCATACATATAAAATGATATAAATATTATCTATAATAAACATATAGGATGAGTAAAATTTTATATTGTAATAATTGTGGAAAACAAGGACACCTATCTAGTGATTGTAAAATTCCAATAACTAGTGTTGGGATTATACTATTAAGGTATGAAAATAAAATTCCACATTATTTATTTGTACGTAGAAAAGAAAGTTTTGGTTACAGTGATTTAGTTAGAGGTAAGTATCCAATATATAATAAAAGTTTCATACGTAATTTAGTAAATGAAATGACAATAAGTGAGAAAAACAATATGAAAGAAATATTGAATGAAATAAATTCAAATGGTAAAGATCCAAATGAAACATGTTTGAAGAAATTTTTTGTTCATATAAAAAATAATAGAGATATGGGTTATGAAGATATTGATTTATTAAATTTAATAGATGAGAGTCCTACAAAATGGAATGAACCAGAATGGGGATTTCCTAAGGGTAGAAGAAATTATTGTGAAAAAGATATAGAATGTGCATTAAGAGAATTTGAAGAAGAGACAGGTTATAATAGAGATGAAATAATTTTAGTTGAAAATTTAATACCATTAGAAGAAATTTTTACTGGCTCAAATTATAAAATATATAAACACCGTTATTATTTAGCTAAATTAAAAAATAATGATAATGTGAAAACGGATACATTTCAAGAAAGCGAGATATCAAAAATGAGTTGGTTTAATAAAACAAAAAGTTTAGAATCTATTAGACCATATAATAAAGAAAAGAAATTAATAGTTGAAACAATTGATAATATAGTATCCAATTCGTGTTTTTATTGATCTTCGTAACAATATTTATAATATAATCGTTATTAAATTATAAATATAAATATATATTATGGAAGTTAATGAAAGTAATATTAAGGATAAAAGTGAGAGAAAAAAAAAGAATAATTTTATATTAAATCGTGAAAAAATAGAGAGAGAAAAATTAGAAAAAGATAATAAAAATAATGAATTATATCCTGAATTGGATGATCCAAACTTTTCATTAAAGATTGCATCTAAGAAAGAGTTTTCTGATTCAAAAATAGATACAGAAATATTTACAAATATAGAAGAATTTAAAAAAATAGCAGATAATATTTGTTTTAAAGATTACGAAATAGCACAACATCAGAAATTCGTAAAAAATTTTATATCATTTCAAACACCGTACAATAGTTTACTTTTATATCATGGATTAGGTAGTGGTAAAACATGTAGTGCGATTGGTGTATCTGAACAAATGAGAAAATATATGACACATATGAATTTGAATAAAAGAATAATAATAGTTGCATCACCTAATGTTCAAAAAAATTTTAAATTACAATTATTCGATGATAATAAATTAGAAGAAAAAAATGGAATATTTACTTTAAATAATTGTACAGGAGACAAAATATTAAAAGAAATAAATCCAACAAATAATAAAGGATTAAAAAGGGATCAAATAATAAAAATGATAAATAATTTAATATCAAAAAGATATGTTTTCATGGGTTATACACAATTTTCTAATTATATAGAGAAAAAGATAGATGTTTCAACAAAAAAAGATAAAGAAAAATCAATTATAAAAAATATAAAAAATACTTTTGACGATAGATTATTAATAATTGATGAAGTACATAATATTAGACTTTCAAATGATAATAAATTAAAAAAAATTTCAAGTAATTTATTTAAAATAGCCAAGTATTCAAAAAATTTTAAAATGCTTTTATTATCAGCAACGCCTTTATATAATAATTATAAAGAGATAGTATGGTTATTAAACTTAATGAATGTAAATGATAAAAGAGGCTTGATAAATAGAAATGAAATATTTGATGATGATGGAAATTTTTTAATAGACAATGAAGGAGAAGAGGTAGGAAAGAAAAGATTAATAAATAAATCAACAGGGTATATATCGTATGTTAGAGGTGAAAATCCGTATAGTTTTCCATTTAGAGTATTTCCCATGAATTTTGATGTAAGTAAATCAATTAAGAATTCTGAATTCGAATATCCATCTTTATCATTAAATGAAAAAAATTTAAACGATAAAATAGAACATGTTGATACATATTTAACAGATATAGGTGAATATCAAGAAATGGTTTATGATAATGTTTTAAAATCATTTAATGCTAATGAAGAAGAAATTGAAAAAGATGATATGGATAATTTTGGATATACAATGTTAACAGATCCAGTTGAAGTATTAAATATAGCTTATCCTCAAATAGGAGATATAGAAGATTTAGATATTAAGAAAAGTATAGGTAGTAAAGGTTTAAATAATGTTTTTACTTTTAAGGAGGTACTTCAAGGCAAAAATCCTTATATAACAGATTTTGAATATAAAAAAGATATAAAAGAAAAATACGGAAGGGTATTATCGCAAGATGAAATAGGAAAATATAGTGGAAAAATTAAAATTATTTGTGATAAATTGAAAGAAGATAAGGGTATTTCTATAATATATTCACAATTTATAGATGCAGGTGTTTTACCGATAGCATTAGCTTTGGAGGAAATGGGTTATGTTAGATATGGGGAAACGAAGAATTTATTTAATGATGAATATAGACGAGATAATAAAATTAGTAGGATAGATGCTATAACAGGTAAAAAAGAAAAAGATGTTGATAAAAAAGATTTTAATCCAGCTAGCTATATGATGATTACTGGCAAACAAAGCTTATCTTCTAATTGGTTAGAAGATTTTAAAATTGCAACAGATGTTTCAAATAAAAATGGAGAAAAAATAAAAGTTGTAATAATAACAAGAACTGGGTCAGAAGGTTTAGATTTTACAAATGTTAGAAGCATTCATATAGTAGATCCTTGGTATAATATGAATAGAATAGAACAAATTATAGGTAGAGGTATAAGATTTTGTAGTCATAAAAATTTGAAATTTGAAAAAAGAAATTGTTGTATATACATGTATGTTTCTCAAGGTAAAAATAAGAAAAAAGAAACAGCAGATATGTACATATATCGATTAGCAGAAAAAAAATCATTGAAGATAGGAAATGTAACAAGAGTATTAAAAGAAACTGCTGTTGATTGTATATTAAATATTTCTCAAACAAATTTTTCATTTTCAAATATGGAAGGATTAAAAATCGAACAAAATATTCACACAGGAAATACAATAACTTTAGATGTAGGAGATAAACCTTATAGTTCAATGTGTGATTATCAAGAAAGTTGTGAATATAAATGTAAAAATATATTTAAAGGTGAAATAAAAGAATTAGAAAGTGTAAAAGACATTGATTATTCAACCTATAATGAAGAGTTTATTTCTTCAAATAGTAGTTTAATAATACAAAAAATTAAAAAAATGTTTTATGATAAATACTTTTATACAAGAAGTGATATTATATCTGAGATAAAATCAACAACTAATTATAGTTTAGATGAAATATTATATGCATTAAATGAAATTATAAGTGATGGAAGTGAAATATTTGTTGATAAATATGAAAGATTGGGTAAAATGGTAAATATAGGTGATATGTACATGTTTCAGCCAGTAGAATTGGAGAATACTCAAATTTCAATGTTTGATAGAGAAAATCCTGTTAATTTTAAGCATGATACAATTAAAATAATGAATGAAAATGTTGAAGATGATGTAAAAAAATTGGAAGGTATAAATGATAAAATATATATAAAAATAAAGAATGATTATTCTAAAATAATTGATTATGAGAATAATGAAACAAATTATTCTTTTGCATTGAAAGAATTATTGGAAATTTTTGGTTTTAATAAAGAAATTATTAAAAACATATTAATAAATCATTTAATAGATAATTTATCATTCAAGGAAAAACATAAATTAATAGAATATGTATATAATTTATCTGAAATATCACATGAATTACAGGATGAAATAAAAAAATATTTTGAAAAAAAAGTTATTAAAAATAAATTATTAAAAGGTATTTTGTTACAAAATGAGGGTAAGTATGATATATTAATTATGAAAAGTAATGATAATAAAAACTATTTTATAAAGGCAAAACAAGGAGAAATAAATAGTTTAATAAAAGAATTAAAAGAGGTTTTTTTGTTCAGTGAAGAAGATATGAAAATGAATTTTGGAAATAAAATAGGTGTTTTAATGAATTTTAAAAATAAATCAAAGGATGATAATGAATTATTATTTAAAATAAAAGATATGAAACAGGAAAGAACAACAGGTGCAAGATGTGACCAATTTTCTAAAAATGATAAAATAAAATTACTTAATGAATTAGTTTCAAATTTGGACGGTGTAATAACTAATTATACAGGTACAAATATGAAGAAGATACCAATAGATACGTGTTATTTTATTGAATTTTTATTTAGGTATATGAATATAATTGAGATTGGAAATAAAAAATGGTTTTTAGATGCTGAACAATCTGTATTAAATAAATTGGAAAAAAGAATAAAATTATAAAATTTTAAATGATATAATATAATATTATTTAAAATTGAAATAAAAATATATAATAAGATATATATAAAATAATGGCAACAAAAAAAATAAAATTAACTTTAAAAGGAGGAGATACTAATAAAGAAGTACCTTCAGTTTCCAAAGGAAAATTTCAACCAACAACTCCAGAGGATCCTGCTCTTGCTGGTAATTTTCAACCAACCACTCCAGAAGATCCTCCTCCAGAAGATAATGCTCCTAATTTTCAACCAACAACTCCAGAAAATCCTCCTCCAGAAAATCCTCCTCCAGAAAATCCTCCTCCAGAAAATCCTCCTCCAGAAAATCCTCCTCCAGAAAATCCTCCTCCAGAAAATCCTCCTCCGGAAAATCCTCCTCGTGATTCTAAATCAAATACCCCTTGTATCGATAAAGAAAGGCCCGATAGAAAGAAAGAATATAATAAAAAAAGAGATATATTTACAACAATGATTGGTGAAGATAATCTGATTATACCAATAACAAGTATTGGAAAAAATCTAAAAGAAAAAATATCTAAAAATTTGTCTATTAAATTAGAAGGTAAATGTAATAAAAACGGTTATATCAAAAACGGTAGTGTTAGAATAGTAAACTATTCTACTGGACTACTAGTAAATGGGAATATTAAATTTAAAATAATTTATGAAGCGTATGTATGTAATCCTGTTGAAGGTCATTTGATAGAATGTAACGTAACAAATGTTACAAAAGCTGGTATAAAAGCAGAAGTTGCAGATGGTAATGATGTTCCTCTTGTTATATTTATTGCTAGAGATCATCATCATCAAGATAAAGAATTTCTTTCAATAAAAGAAAATGATAATATAATTGCAAGAGTAATTGGTACTCGTTATGAATTGAATGATACTTATATTGCAATAATAGGTGAATTAGTTAAACAAAGAAAACAAAGAAAACAACCACCATTAAAATTTGGTAAATAATTTATTTTCTTCTAGTAAATCTATTTTTTTTATTATAATTGTATTTTTTTCTAGTTATTCTTCTAAATCCACCGGATGAATGTAAAGGAGAATATGTCGAAGGTTCCCCAGTTGCTTTCGCTATATCTAAACCTCTATTTTCATAGTTACCTCTGTTCGCATCTTTCATTCTATTATATTGTTCATTACTAATCCAACGCTCACGAGCGTACTTATCACGACGTTTCCGCAGATCTTCATTAGTTTCGTTTCTCATTTGTCGATTTTTTTTTTCCAATTTTAGTTGTTCTTTTCGATTTTTATCCCAATTGTCAGGAGGATTAAAGATACCCCAATCACCACCACCACCTTTTTTCTTATTTTTATTTTTTCTTGTTTTTCTTTTTCCTCCTCTTCTATCTCTTTTTTTATTTCCACGAAGATCCTGTTGTCTTATTTGATAACTGGGATCAACCCCATCTTCCATCAATATTTCGTGTATAACATCTCTTCTTTCTTGACTTAATCTTGGTTCTTCTACTAATTCATTAAGTCTTTGAATTACTCTTAGATTAGAAATATATTCTCTTATAGATCCTAGATATTCTTCAAAATCATCTCTATTGTATAATTCAGGTGATTCATCTACTAACTCTGCTACTGCATCATCCTCATTAATAACATCATCTACATCATAATAATCATCACTATCTAATCCACTATCATAAGAAAGATCACTAAGATCTTCCATACCTGAAGAAAATGATTTATTTTGTTTTATTTTTGCTTTCTCTTGTTTTTTTATTTTCTTTTGTGTTTTTTTAATTTCTCTCTTTCTTTTTTCCCTTGCTTTTTTAGTTTTTTCTAAACGTGCTCCTCTTGATATTTCAAATTTTCCTTCTTCACTCATTCGTACTGCTTCGGGATTTAATGTTGATAAATTTTGATCTCTATTTCTTATCAATGGAGAATCACTCCTACTAGGAGAACCTTTCATTTTTTTTGAAGATTTTCTTGATGGAAGTTCATTTGAAATTGGAGCAAATAAACTTGCGGAAGGAGTACTACCAATTGATCTGTTTGAACTTGCAACTACTGCTGCATCAGATGATATACTAATATCATTCATATTATCCTGTAATTCTTTCATTTCTTCTTCCAACGTTTGAAGAGTTCTTCCAATTCTCCCTTCATCTTGTGTTTCATTTGAAGATTGACTAAAATTAATTTCATGTTCTAGGGAACTTTTTTCACTATCTGACATATATTATATTAAGAATATTTTTTACAAATTCCATATGTTTTTCTATGAAATTCTGATAAACCATATTCTATTATACCTTCTCTATGTTTTTTTGCTGCATAACCTTTATTAGTATCAATTGAATATTTAGTTATTAAATCTGGATTTTCTAAACATAATTGATCAATATATTTATCTCTTTCAACTTTAGCTATGATAGATGCAGCAGCTATAGAACAGTATAAATTATCACCACCTTTAACCGTTTCATGATTTATGTGTATAAATTCACAATCTTTAACATATGTGACAGGTTTAAAATAATTTCCGTCAATTAAAAGTAAATAATCATGTTTGTTTGATTTTTTGATAACATCTTTAATTGA